ACGCTTCAATGATCGTTGCTTAATCATGACCATGCCGCCATTGCGCTGATCGCCTGTGCCAGATGTGTTGCCCTCAATGCAAGTCACGACGTCACTGCCATGCTCAAAGTCAATAACAATGCCAATGTGTGAAATGCGGTCAACACCGTCATGTGGAAAGTCCATGAACGCTAATGCGCCAAGGCTAGGCAAATTTGACCAACGGTTTGTTTCCTTGAATTTATGTGCGCCGATTGCAGTGCTTACAACCGAATGAATTTTGATTCCAGCAGTGTGGCAGCACCAATTGACGAAACTTCCGCACCACGGCAAACCGTCTGCCTTTGTAAATTTGCCGTATTTGGTCAGGTTGTCGCCTTCTTCAACCGTACCAACTTCAGCTGCGGCGACTTCGATCAACCGTGCATTTGTACCGTCAGGGTAACTCAACGCAATGCCTTAATTTCTTCAGGTGTCAGACCCAATGCTTCCAGTTTTGCATTTGCTGAAGCAGCCGCATTTTCGCGGTCAATTTTTGCTTGCTCATCTGCCGCTTGAATTTTGACAATTTCAGCGTCAATTTGTGCTTGCGTTGGTGCTGCACCTGTTAATTTGTCCCATTTTATTGTTGAATAATCGCCGTCAGTAATTACAAATTCAGAGTTAGGCTTTAGATTACCTATTGCTCGGCTTAAATAATTCATTATGCACCAATTTCCATAAGAATGATTGTTGAAGGGTTACTGCTAAGTTGAAAATAAATAGATGATGAACCTGCCGTGCTGTCAATTTTTGCTTGCAATTTGTAAGTTGTTGCCGAAGTTGTTGCTGGTGAATCAACCACGGCTAAGGCGTAAGAATTTCCGTATTCTTGTGCCAGCCATGAACCTGTGTTCGGTTGTAAGTTTTTGATTTCATAACCATTAGCGGAACGATTGTATACATTTGTAGCACCACGCAAAATTTGCGCGCTTACATTTCGACCAGTTCCCGAACCAACATAAAGGTAAGTGGAAGCAGTAATCAAAACCATGATTTTTGATGTTGACGCAGTTGGCGTGATCGTTGCTGTGATTGTTGTGTCCGTCATACTGGTTGAAGCAATGTTTGTTTCTGTTGTAGTTACGGCAGATACAACCTGCAAAATCTTTCCACCACCAGCAGCAGCAGGCGTAACCCATGCAGGAACCCCACCACTAACTGTCAAAACTTGATTTGATGTACCAATAGGCAAACGTGTGTTTGTGTTTGCCGTTGATGATGAATAAGCAAGATCGCCAAGTGTTGTGCCTGGCTGCAATGCCTTTAAGCGTGTGTCAACGCCCTGCAATGCAACGTCAAAATCAGCTGGAAGGTCCGTGACCAAGTCCGTTGACGTTGGAAGCACAAAACCATAATTGGTTGTTGGATTTGCCATTTGTTCCCCTTTTCTACGCCACTATTGTGGCATACTCCCATGTCAAAGTCGGCGACACGGTATTCCATTTTTCAGTTATTGGTACGTCATTCCAGCGCATTGCCTGCAAGGAATAAGCTAGCGGCGATAAAAGCAATGTGACCGAAAGTTGATTGTAACTAGCTCTGAACGACCAGCCCTCGACAAAGCCTTGAAACGTACCTGAATTCATGTTTAAGGGCAGGTTTTGCAGCGCAATGGCTTCACCCATAAAAACATTTATGAGCTTGTCACGGTCAGCATTGTCGATCTCAGGGTTTGTCAGGTCAAAAGAAATCTCACTAAAAATCGGTTGTGGCTCGGCACGCAATGACAAGTAAAATGCAGCTTGTGAAGTCGCGTCAGCCGAATCGTGCAATGTTGTTGTGATAATTTGAGCAAGATTCCCATAGGTAGCAATTGAAGCTGGATCGCTGTCCGATACGTCATTTTGACTGTTTGCGCCGTATTTGATTGTTATTGCATTGCGTACGTCACCGACGCGAGTTTCAATACGTAGACCAGCTGCGCGGGCGTGGCGGGCGTCAAGATCGACATACCCATTTGCTGCAAGGTAATTGGTTCGGTGAGTCGAATCAGCATAACCAATGCGGCCTTGTGCGTCCTCGTATAGATAACCTAATCCCGACGTTGCCAATGCTGCCACAATCGAATAAACGTCAATTGGATCAGCACTGCCAGCACGTGCCGACAAGTCATAATTACCTGGACGATCAATTTCACCCAATCCAGTATTGCCAGCATTTGCCCATGTTGTTGCAGGATCGTAGGTAGCCCAAGTTAATGTTCCAGGCACTTGCGCCCATGAAGCAAACAAAACATTTTGCAAAACTTCAAAAATTTGATCGCCGTCAAAATCGCGAGCAAGTGCGTCAGTAAAGATCACCTTTGGCAAACGTGCCAACGCGCCCAATGCCGTAATTGAATAAGTCTGGGTGAACATAGTTGAACCTACGTCACGCACTTCTAATCCAATGTCAACGACATTGCCGCCAAAAATAGGCACAAATGTTCCTGATGTGTTTTTGATTGAAACGCCAATTGTTGAGTTTATAGATACTGGGATCGCCGTTTGGTTGACGTCGATCAGCTGAATGTTGACGTACCCTGCCTGAGCCTGTTCGTAAATGTTTGTTCGACCGCTGCGAATGACAAGATTAGCCAAAACTGCGTCTGTGTATTCAACGCCGTCAATTTCAACCAACCAGACTGGATTCCATTGCGTCATGCTAGTTGCAGGTTATTTGCGCCACCTGTGCCGCGATAGAAGCTGTTGTTCAATGTGTCCACAATTGTGCGGGCTGTGCCCTCTTTATCAATTGCACCGTTGACAGTCACGTTAATAGTCGGTGCGGAAGCTGCCATGATTCCTGCAAGCGTATTTGTGTTGACGCCTGATGTACCAAAAGGGAACCCTCTTGTTGACGCAGCTTCAATGCCTGCCAGTGTTGTTGTGCCACTTGTAAAGTTATCAAACGCCCCAGCAATGTTTGTGATCGCTGCGGCCGCTTTTGCTGCTACGGTAGCAACTGATCCGCCGCCTGTTACAAGGCCACTTGATGTTGTTGTGCCATCACCTGTTACAAGGCCACTTGATCTTGTTGTAACCCCTGCACCACTAGGCGTACTTGAAACCATGCCAGTTGTCATGCTGAAATTGCCAAGCGCGCCTGTTGTTGTTGAACCACTTGATCCGCCGATTTTTGGAATTGGCTGAATGTCTGATCCTGGCTTGACTAAATTTATGCCTCTGATTAGTAAATTTATGCCGTCAATTGCTGTGTTAATCAATGGTTTGATTGCACCTAATACATTCGCAATGACATTTAAAACGACATCTGCAACTTTACCAATTGCGCTAAATGCGTCGCCTAGCACTCGGCCAATAACGGGTGCAGCCGCTTTTATGACGTCGAAAAATGCGGCAAACTCATCTTTGTTTTCAATGACTGTTTTTTTGATTCGGTCAAATGTATCTCTAAAAGCCTTAAAAATTGGTTCAACAATGTCTTTGATCACACCAGCGACGTCGCTTATCACCTTGCCAAAACCTGCGCTGCCAGTAATGCTAAAGGCGTCGGTAAATGCGTTAATGGCCGGCAATGCGTTGTTATTGATAAACTTTAAAAGTGTGTCAAGGATTGGCAACAATGCCGTACCAACAGCTTCTTTTGCTTCACCGAATGCGACTTGAACGCGGGCAATTTTGCCTGCATAGGTATCAGCGTTTCGCGCTGCTGCACCACCAAACAATTCGGTTAAACGTCCTTGTACTTCTTCAAATGACATTGTCTTCAACTCAGCTGTTGACAGACCGACGCCTAATTTGCCAAGTGCTGCGGTATTGCCGTCGTATGCTTTTGACAATGAATTTGCCACGGCTTCGACTGGCTTACCCGTCGCCGCAGAAATGTCAAGTGCTGTTGCCAGTAAATCTTGTGCCTTTGTGATGTCGCCAGTTGATCTGACCAAACGACCTAACGCTGGGCGTAGCTCGTCGTCAGCAACACCAGTTGCCAATGACATTTGTAGGATTGAATCTTCGGTTGCCTTAATCTGTGCCTGTGTTGCACCTGTTGCATTTTCTAAGGCCAACGCTAATTGTGTTTGTGCTTTTTCGTCAGCAATAGCAGCTTTGACGCCTTCAACACCAATTGCGATTGCAGCAGCACCAGCGGCGGCCGCAGCTGCGGCAAATGCTTTACCAATGGCAACGCCAGCTTTACCAACCTTGTCGCCAAATGTGTCAACGTCGCCTGACGCTGTTTTCAGCGATTTGTTGAGATTGTCAACGTCGCCAAGAATCGAA